CATGTGATACTCAGAGATGGTTGTTCTCCTATCCAGGTTGATTCGGTACTTCTTGGAATCGATTCCCAAGGCGGTGCGATACCAAACATCATAATGAGTTACCGTGTTGCTGATAAGGTCACCGGTACCAACCAAGATACCATAGTTGTTCGGACCAACGGGAACCTGAGATATCTCATCTGCGTTGTTAATGTCTTTGTAGAACGAAGCTCCAAGGCTATTAACAAATATGATTCGGTCATGTCCTTTTGGACTCCAAAGATTCAAATATAAATCCTGTCCTAATGTGCAATTGAACTCTTGAGGTTGATTCGTTAACCAATAGCTATCTGCGAAGGATAGCTTATAATCTGAGTTATCATAGACACTCCAATCCAACCATCTGAATGCTCCATTGAACACAACGTAATCCTCAAAGTTAGTGACGTTTAACGTAATCAATTTGCGGTTATCAGCGTAACAAACATCTCCGTTTATTGTGACATCGGTGATGGAGCTGAATAGCACGTTGACTGTGAAGTTAGATCCCGTTGCACTGAGTACGGTGTGAAGGCCTTCGAGCTGAGGATTGGCCACACCACCATCTGCTTGTGTGATGACTACCTGGTCACCAACCGCGAATGTGTTGGTCACGTTGATTCTCGCATTCCCTCCATTGTTGGTGATGTTCGAAGTCCATGAGTATTCAGCCAATTGCTCCTCTCCGACTTTGACATCGTAAAGATATCGTGAATTCGGTGCGTTGTACCATGATGTGCTCAGCGTGTTGAGGTCCCATGATACTTGTGTTTGAAGGAGCTTCGATAAATCAATCTCACCATATCCATCAACGTAGGTTGGGAGCACTTTATACTCCGCAATCTTGGTTGCAGTTCCTGCCTCGAATACTTGGAATATGTATTTGAATCCAGTGTTGTTCTTGTTGGTTGAATCAACGATGAACTTTAAAGGATTGTATGCCGGACTGAATGCCTGAGGTGATGCAATGGTTGATTGACTCATTCTGTTTCGCTTGGTTTACTAGCTTCGTTTAAGATATTCAAGATTGGAACTCCGAACTTCATCGGTAACTCACTTAAGATTTGCTCTAATTGCTTTACTTGTTCTTCTGATAGTGTTAACATTTGTCCGTGTTTTAGATGATTGTAACTCCGATTGCTTCAGCAACGTACTCATTTACGACTGAATTATCAGTACCCCAAGTTAAGAATTGTTCTTCAGTTAACGTATAGTTCCCTTGACTTAATTGCTTTCCTTCATCGGTTAGTAATTGCCAATACGTCGTGCAAGTTACCGCAGTCGTTTCGAAGTTCAATACAAGTACGCTCAATCGTGTCGCAGTACCTTCGTTAAGTGGATATACGATTGGTTGAATCGCTACTCCGTTTGTGTTTGTTGTTTCCATATTATAGTGTTACTAAATTACTTACTTTATTTAAAAATGAATCTACTTGCTCGCCAAATAGAAACTTATATCCTTTTACGTTGTAAAAACCCATGCTCTTGCAGGACTTTTGTATGTCTTTAGGTCCACAAGAAATCGCCTTAGCTGCGTCTGTAATTGAATCATATTTAGCTACTAAAAACATATTGTCTCTTGTGTACATATATACAGGCTTAACTTTGCCGATAAGTCTTTGATAGTCTGAAATTTTTTGTCTTGCGCTTTCATTTTGAATTGTTCCTTTCCTTGAGTTTGCTTCTTTACATAAGTTGCAGCATAAATCTTGATTAACGTGTTCAAATAAATATTTTGTCTCTATTGAATTAAGTTCTTCTTTTTGACACTCTTGTATTATTTCAAAATAAAATTGTCCATATTTATTATAGCAATTTTGGAGTCTACTGTTAGAGTGAACACCTTTCTTTAATTCAAATAAATGCCTTGAATATCTAGTACGCATATTAATAGATTGACCATAGTAATAATGCCCATTAGGAAATGTAATCTTGTATATTCCACATTTACCAGCAAGGTTGCCAAGTTGTTCCATCGTAACAATTTAATTTATTATTAGTAGTATCAAAAAATATGAGCGCTGTTGCTGGAGAAGCAATTGCTAGCATTTGCGCATTAGTGCCTCGTGGAGGAAGGAAGCCTTGAGTTGTGCTTTCGATTGTAAGTTTAGAACTTGCTACATCCGTTGTTGTGTTGATTAATACGTTTCCATTTGCACCAATAGTCATTTGAACTGTACTTGAAGCACCCGCGGCAAATTTTATTTTACCCGTTGCGAAGTCATTTAAAAACGAAATATCACCCGCCGTTGCATTGTAATGACCAAAGTCATTTGCTAATATTGTTTTGTATGCATTTCGTGTTGAAGAATATTTAAACACTTGAGCTGTTCCCGCTGCAGTATCGGATATTAATTGTAAGGAAACATTTGACAATGTACCCGCTGTAGTATTTAATATGCTTAATGAAGTGGTGGTATTTTGATTAAGAGATACTGTCATATTCCCACTCACCCTCGCAGTACCATTAACGTCAAGCTTGAATCCTGCGTCTGTGGTGGTGTTGATGAGGACGTTGCCTGTTGTACCTGCTATTCTAATTCTTTCGGAATATCCTGTTCCCGTAGCAAATATTAAATTATTCGTTGTGCCGTTTGTACCTATTCCAAAATCGTTTTGAACACCTCCACTTACTGCAACTGCACCGCCAACAACACCAATTGAAGTTGTATTATTTAAAAAAGTTATATTTGGCCTACCTGATTGTTGAAATACTGCAGTAGTTGAAGCTGAAGTAGAAACGTGTAGTGCAACCGTTGGCGTACTCGTACCAATCCCCAATCTTCCATTCGTGTTATCCCAAAATAAAGACGAACTCTGCTGAACAACATTACCACTTCCTTGAAACAATACTCGTCCAACAGTACCCGAAGTGATTGCAGTCGTACCGATTGTGATTCCCGTTGATATAGTGAATGTTCTATCTGCGGAAAGGTCTTGTGTAGTTCCGTTTATTGTTAGGGTGCGTGATGTTGGGACTTTACCACTCAACGCAGTATTCAAGTCCGTTTGTGCGGATAGTGTTCCCGTGATAGTTCCCCAAGCGGTAACCGATGCTGGGACCGATGCAATGATTTCAGCTCCAGTGATTGACTTGGTTACATAGCTCCCACTCACCAATTGAGATATCTCCAATAAATCGGTCGATGCAAGGTTGGAACCTTTCGGATCCATCTGCGATATTTTCTTTGTTCTAAATGCCATATATATATTAACAAAAATACCTCTTTTGTTTAGAAGGCGAAGTATGAGTCATCGGTATAGTATTCCTTTCGGATGTAGGTACCGGCATATCTCACCGCATCCATGGCATCATCCCATAGCTTCACCGGTTCATCAGTGATTTGGTCGCCTATCTTCTTCCACTTATAATTCTCGTATTCCTTTTTTATCCTGGACTCATCCTCGCAGAACACTCCGAAGGTCTTGATGTTGTCGATGCCCTTCTTGACCACCTTGTTCGCATTCTGCACATCGTATCCTGCATTGTTCATTTCCGCGATTATCTCCGGTCGTGCGTAATCCGCTACAATGGTGATGTTCTTCTCCACTCCGAGTTGCTCACACTTCTCGATGAGGTTGGTGGTGGTGAGATAGCTCTCGTATATCACCGGCTCGATGTAGATGTCATCCTCACACCAATACACTCTCATGAGTGCGGTGGGGTGGTTGTAACCGAAGTCAAGTCCATACACATAGTTCACGAATCTTGCAGGTCGATGCTTCACGAATGTCCAATTGGAATATATGTTTGATTTGGAGATGGCCTTCTCTCCCAGTGCGTAAATTTGATACAGTGACTCATCAGTTCGCTTGAGGTCCTCGATTTGTCTACGGATGGAATCGGGAAGGAATGGATTGTCGCGGTACGTTGATTTGATGAGGATGCTTTCCTCCTTCGGTAGCTCATACAACCAGGATGCTGATTCACTTGGATTGTAATCGAAGATGAGCTTCCATTCAGTTCTCATGTTGAGCTGAGTGAAGTCATCATAGAAGAGCTCATTGGCCTCATTACACCATGCGAGGTCACGTTTCCTTCCTCGTATCTTTTGCTCATCATCCACGCTGAAGAATTCAACGATGCTTCCATTCGGGAATGTGTAGATGTGTTCACTCTTGTTGTGGGCATTGACATCATACAAGTCCATCATCTTCATGATCTCAAGGAAATCTCGCATGACTGTTGCTCTGAGTGCTGGGAATGTTTTTCTTATAATAGAGGTTACCTTCCCCCTATTTTGGAGAGAGTAGACAATTATCATTTGACAAAGAGAATAGGTCTTGGATGACCTACTTCCTCCCTCATTTATTATAAACCGTATATCCTTATCCTGAAGAGCTTCGTAGTTCTTCTCAAAGATAACGGTGCTATTTATTTCCATTTGCTATCTCATAACAGTGAGCCAACATACTGAATTGTCTTTGGTCACTCATGACTGCCATTCGATTGATTCTAACATTCACTCCCTTCTTGGAATGGATGTATCTCTCAACCACCTGGCACAT